CTGATGAGCCATAATAGTCACGCCAGTCTGATTCTACAGTTGTGCGCCGTTTGTTTTTTTTGCCTTTGAGGGGTGGTTTGGATCGCTTAAATCGTGCCAGTTTCTTGCCAATGTATTTTCTGTTGTTTGTAGTGTTAGTAATCAAGTAGACAAAACCAACCACTGCTTCGGGTAATTCGTCTACTGGTTGATCCTTGTATAGCCATGTCATATGTATTATATATTACTACTGTTATTTAGATTAGCAAAAAGTGAAATTTCTTCAATAACAGTTGCATCTCTTATTGTAACACACCAATTAATAAAATCTGCTATATGTGAACAGTCCACAGCAGAGCCTGTCCAACTATCTCTACTTCTACTTAATGGTGTGTCTAACCTATCAGGAGTAATTAAAGTAGTCTTAAATTTTACCAATCCTTCTTTATATGCTTGTGTGCATTGCTTGCTTGCATGAGCAAGAGCCGCTTTACTTACTCTATATGTTTCAAACTCAGGTTCTGGAGCGACAATTGCCTTTTCACCAACACTGCCAATATTAAAAATCCATCCTACCTTATCTAATTCTTTCCATCGTTTATATACTGCTTGAAGCAAATTTACCTGTGCATAATTTGCCCATTCCGTATCAGGAGGACCATCAAATGCATTATTAATAAAGACATCATAGTGTATAGTATCTTCAACAATCTTGTCAATATCTTTTGTAATATCTAATCCGGTTTCCCTACTAGAACCATCTGCATTGAATCGATCTGCTAATGCTAGTCCTAAACCTCTATTATTTCCTGTTATATAATACCTGTAAGTGCTTGTCACTTTCTTATTTTGATCCCATACCTTTGTTAATTTTTGACCACACGTAAATGCACATTCAAATATTCTACCTTCACCTAGCGGTTTGCTCCAACTATCTACTAGCTCAGTCCAAAATTTACTGGACATAATCTCTTCTAATGTATGATTGTGAATATTCAATTCATCTTTGTATTTGTTTATAAACTCACTAACTTGATTTTTACCATCTACAAAATGTAAATCATTTGCTCCAGGCGCTATTGATCTATCATGGAATCGTGCATCATATAAATTGTGTTCAAAGAAGTTACAAGGAAGAACTAAACCTTCTGCTGTAATAACAACTTTGCTACCTATACATGCGTCACACTTAATAGGTGTTGTATTAAAATAGTCACGCATATTTGGGTATTCTTGTTTTAAACTATCTAAACGTTGCATACTTGCATTATGATATTCACTTAACGTAGTAACATTTAATTCATATGGATCATCTTTTTGTGGTACTACGCTCCATGTATCATTCTGTTCTAAGTTTTCATGATCTAAAAATCTACCAGTACCTCTGAATAAAATATCCTCAAAACCTATAAGTGTGCTGAGCGTTCTAGCTTGTCCAATTTGATGTTCATTATGCTTGAATACGATATAATTCCACTGTGCTTTGCCACCTGCATTTATAAATGCTTGTGCATTATTAATAGCTTTTTCAAATTTTACGTTACGCCTATATAAATGGTTTGTATCTTCTAACCCATCAATACCAAAATCAATTTTGCCATAACCATTAATAATAGTCGCTAATTCAACCCACCATTCTGCATCATGTAATCCACCATTGGTGTGTATGTATATCCATAGTTCAGGGTTCTTAAGTCTAAAATCTCTAACGATTTCTAAAAAATCTGAATGAACAATAGGATCACCATAGCTTCCGCAAAAGAATATTTGACTTAGCCCTTTACATACTTCTCTAGTAAATCTTCTATCAATAATACCTGCGTCAAGATGGCATAAAGGCATATACGGATTGACACTGCCGCCGTTTAAGTTTCTTGGACATTGTGGACATGCAGCATTGCAGTATGTTGTGATTTCTAATTGATATTCTTTTATGTTGTCAAACAACTTCTATATCCGTATCGTAACTTGTATATCCATTTTCTTTTACAACTTTAAGTATATTATTAACACGCCCTGCTAGTTCATCCTTATGACTAACAAGCCATACACTTTTATTCCTATCTCTGCTCATCTTCTTTAGTGAACCAAGAGCACTATCAACCCCACTAGCATCCATGCCACTATCAATAACTTCATCAATAAACAACAAATTAATTGGATGGTATAAACTTTCCCATACGTCACGAAATGCCCAGCTTAATGATAAGATGAGTCTATTTCGTTCACCTCTACTAAGATTATCAAAGTCTAAGTCTCGTCCAAGTTCCTGTATTTCAACACCTAAATCATTCATAAAACGAACTGTATGTGGAAGCCCCATGCATCCCAAATAGTATGTTAAACGGTTATTGAGGAAACTTAAATTTTGATCAATAATTCGTTTACGTATGAAGCTGTCTTTGTTAGTTAAAAGTTTAAGTAAAAATTCTTGGTGTTCTCTTATTCTGTTAAGTTGATTAATAGTATCCCAATTTACTTCTTGGACTGCGGCGTTTCGCATTTCATCGATTTGTTCAGCGTAAGGGTCACTTTCATTGACTTTATGTTGTAACTGCGATTCCAATGTGGCCAAACTTGATTTGTGTCCATGAGCTTCATTGACATCGTCATAAAAGACCGTAGGCGTAGGGGGTAAGGTTTCTTGTTTATCGACAAGTTCCTTTTTTGTTGCCTGTAATTCTCTAAGTAAAGTACTTGCGTCATTGTATTCTTTCTCCGCATCAGCTATATGCTGTTTATGACTATCTAAATGTGTAATATTTTGATTACAACTATGGCATACTCCGTCTTGCCATCCTTCTAAGGCTTTCTTAGCGTTATTAACATCACGCTCAGCCCTGCCAAATTGCGTATCCAATTGAGCAATATCTTTTTGCAATTGATCTTGTATTGAATTTGCAGTGTTCCATTTAGTTAACTCAGTATGATTCTTAATCTCTTCTTCAATATTAACATGGCTCAAATCATTTATAGCTTGTTCAAGTTTTTCTACTTCTTCATTACGCTTGGTACTCCATAAGCGTTGCCTGCGTTCCATAGCTTCAATTTGTTCTTGTATTTTTTCATTTGCTTCTTGTATTGCTTTAATACGGTATTCTTCTTCAGTTATTAAATCCTTTGTTTGTTTATTTTCCTCTTTTAGTTTTTCTGCCTTTTCACTAAGCAACGTAATACCTAACATCTGTTCAATAATATCACGTTGATCATTAGCACTTAAACTTAAAAAGGGTTGAGTATAAGTGTTTAACGCAACTAAGTGTTTAAACATTTCATGACTCATGTTCAATTGTTTTTCAATAGCATGTTGAGTTTCTCTGCTATCGCCCTGTTGTTCTTCAGATTCAACATCACCAATCTGATATTTAAGAAGATTGGGTTTACGTCCACGTTCAATGCGGTAATGCACTCCGTTGAGATCAAAATCAACACACACCAACATGTTCTTACCATTGGTTTTGTTAATCAAGTTATCACGTTTGATGTTAGTTAGGGCTTGACCGTAGAGAGCATAACTTAGTGCGTTGATGATTGTGGTTTTACCCGTGCCATTTCTAGCACCTGAGTCGTCACCTCCTTGATCTAAATTTTCACCTAACACTAATGTTAAGTCTCTACGATCAAAATCAACAGCTTGAGTCTGATTTCCGACACTCATGAAATTCTTCACTGTCAAAGTATTTAATTTAAACAATTATATAACCTATTTGCTATTTCTCGATGACCTTCTGCTAATAGATGTCCTGAGTTACCTAAAGGATAGTCATCATGAAGATCTTTAATGCAGAAAGTGTCTAGTTTATAATAACATTCTCTTCTTATATCATCAATATATTGTTGTATTTCTGCATGTTCTGCTTGTAATTGTATATCAGACATTTGATCAAAGCATACATAATCCTTAACAGACTGATTAAAGTTAAGCCAATCTGTTACAAAAATTTTGTAGTTGTTGTTGTCAGCATTTAACATTAAGTACTTTTGATTGTTACTTTCGAGATATCTTTGTAAAAGTATTATCTGCTGTAACCAAAGTTTAAAACTATAAAGTTGATTATGCCAAAATGCATAGTGTATTTTTCCGTATTCTGTAAACTCATACCTGTTGCTATACATACTATGTACTAAGCTAGGATTAAAGTTTGTTTGATGATTGTTTTGATCGTATCTAGTAAATCTTTCTGTATAAGTCCAAGCAATTATATAAAGATCAGCTGGATCTGCCTTTACGGTTTCGTAAACTATCCTATCGTTAGATCCGCCACTTATTGCATTATTAGAACACTTCACACCTAGCATATCTGCAAGCACATGAGGCCACGCTAGATTTTTATCTTCTAAATCATCGCCATAGGTATGGCTGCATCCTGTTGACCAAATCATTATAAATTTCTATAAATGTCTAACATCAAGTTTTTGTCGTATTGTGGACTGTCTAGTTGTGTTAGGTGACTAGTAACAATGCTATCAACACTTTCAAAATTTACTTCTCCTTCAAATTGTTGTGCATGTTCTTCTATGTCTGTACGTGGGATAAGACTTAGTTCCCGCAACTTAAATTCAGGCATCAACGTTTCTTTAATAAAGTTTGCTTCCTCATAACTGATATCAATATCTAATTCTACACGACAATACATGTTTGGCTTTAATAACCCATCAGTGTTTTCTAACAGTTCACTAAGCACATAACGCCTGTATTTAGGTGCATCTGGCCAAGCCATATACTCAAATTCACCTCCCCACTCTAATATCATAACACCTCGGTCATCGTCACCAGCATCAGCATAGTTGTGTGGGAAGGCATTGCCAATGTATGTGATATTTTTGTGTGTCTGGCGCTTGTGGAAATGTCCAGTGAATACAGTTTCAGATTTTAAATCTTCACGTTTAAGTTCGCCCACATCTGGCATGCGTACCATTGCGTTCATATAAAAGTTAGGTAACTCCAGATGCCCAAACATGTACTTGGCTTCTATCTTTGGAACTCTAGCAAATTCCTTGCCAACAAGCCAGGGCATTACACAGACATCACCTTCTTCTGTAATGTCATCGTATAGTTTTATGTTGTCATATTTTTTTGCCCAAATTACACTATTAAACTCTCTGGTATCACGATAATGTTCGTCGTGATTGCCAGGTAAAAATACTACTTGGGAAAAGTTAGCACTAAGTTTATCAAATGCCTGTACACTATAGTTTAGTGTACTGATGTTTAGGCTAGCACGATTATGATGCCAATCTCCTAGAAATACACAAGTTTCACATCCCTTTAATTTTGCTGTTTCAATTACAAAATCTATAAATTTTAAGCAATCTGTGTTATGTGTTTTACTATTTGATTTTAATCCGAAGTGTATGTCTGTAAAAAATATTGCTTTTTTAAATAAGTTCATTTTGATATACTTACGGAGGCTGTCCCTGTATCTGCCTCTATTTGTTTTATTCTATACTCTTCATTCTCAATCTGTCTAGTATAACTTGGATTGAGTCCGTTAGCTTCTAGTATGTCATCTCTTACCTTCTGACCTTTTTTCTCTGTGTTCAACACCCGAGTAAAGCTATTAGTAATAACAGCGGTATAATAAGCAAAAGGATTCTGGCTCTTGCTCTCGTCAAATTTTAAGCACATTTGACTCATATTTAACAAGGCTGTTCCTTGCATCTCATCATTATACGTGTAGTATCTCCAGTTGCTACGCTGAGCATAGCGTTCGATAAGTTTCATAAACTGGCGTACAAGTTTATCCGTTAGTTTGCCATGCTCTTTATTAAACCAGCCATTCTCTAATCCACCTTCCCAGTGGCTTTTCCCTACACATACAAGTTCACCATTTTCAGTATAACGCCAATGTTGGAATGGTGGGAAGTTTAGTTGAACATGTGAATCAGCTACAGTTTTGATAGTTTTCTTTCTACCAGGTTGTAGCGGTATATGATCATAAGTATTAATCCTAAAAATTAAATCTGTTTTAGGAATCTTCTTCCAATTAATAGCAAAATCACTTTGCTTGACTCGTTGACCATCTTCAATGGCTTCTTTATAGGCTTTTTTCGTTAATCTATCTGCATGGTTTCGTTTTGCTTGTGCTACTGTTCTAATGTTTAGACGGTCTATAGATGGTAATATAATATCAAATTGATGGGAATCTTCATCTAAAAAACTGCAAAACGTACTCTTACTTTTATGTATTTCTTCTAATAAATCATGGTTGCTTAGGTAATTCCGTTTACGCATATGTAATCCTCGTTAATATATGCTATTATTATACTAGAAATAAATACAAATAGCAAATTGTGAGTTACCGTATTTATGGCATTTGATTTTACTAATATTACAGGGTCTATCCAAAACGCTACAGAAAACGTCGTTGAGAGAGGTCTTGACAAAATAATCCCTGGTGACGGCATTGCTAGTAAAGTTGCTAAAGGATTTCTAGGAGCACAAGCTAATAGATTGGTTAACAATGCGCTCAATCCTGGTGGTGCTAATTCTGTTTTTAATCAAGATCTATTCAGCGCATCATTTGCAAGTGGAAATGACATTAGAGCTCGACTGTCATTAAGTCCAGGCGCGGCTTCTATTTTTTATAGAGATACAAGCAATAGCTTATTAGCCCCATTAAGATCAACAGATGGTGTAGTTTGGCCTTACACGCCTAATATTAACGTTAGTTATAGTGCTAATTATACTGCTAATCAACTTACACATGCAAACTATGCAGCTCAAAGTTATAGTTTGAGCAGTATAGATCAAATAACATGCACTGGAACTTTTACAGCAAATACCGCACAAGAAGCGCAATACGTACTTGCTACAATCAATTTTATGAGGGCAGCTACCAAAAGTTTTTATGGAAAAGATCCTAATAGAGGAACACCTCCTCCCGTATTGAGGTTTAGTGCTCATGGACCATATATGTTTCATAGTGTGCCTGTGGTAATAGGTTCAGTTAACCAAGATTTTGAAAATAGTGTAGATTATATAGATGCTAGAGTTTCACGAGGAACTGGAGGTATTAATAATACAACTAGGGTTCCTACTAGCATGTTAGTTACTGTAACAATGGTACCATTGGTAAGCAGAACAAGACAACGAGATTTCAGCTTAAAGGACTATGCAGCTGGAAGATTAATTGGATCCAAACGCGGTGTAGGGACAATGCCATAATGACTGTAGAATACAATCAAGATAGTCCATATGCAATTACTGAAATGCATGGCAATGTGCTAGACGTTTATACACATAGATCAATCCCTTATGATGCAGATGACGTACTGTTTACTATTACGTTAACATACCATCATAGACCCGATTTGCTTGCATATGACTTATATAATAATAGCAACTTATGGTGGGTGTTTGCAGTTAGAAATCCCAATGCTATGCAAGATCCTATATGGGATTTTAG